AACGCATCATAACGTCACGTAAATATTGTTCTGCCTTAATCTTTGGAAGATTGCCAACGTCAATATAGAAAATTCTACGTTCTGGTGCTCTTGATAATCTGTAGATAACCAGAGAGTCCTCAATCATGCGAAGTTGATTGAGTGCCTTAATTGCTTTATGAAGATATGAAAGTGTATTACCTTTATTTCTATCTACAAGACCTGAAGTGCAATAAGTAATCGAATCTTTTGCAATCTTAATTCCCTGACTCTGACCAGTTTGTGTTGGGTTTGATGAAGGGAATGTTGTCTTGGGATTGTAAATAAAATACTCTTCAATTTCTGGGAAATCATAATCCATTGGATTATCACTTCTCAACTTTTGGAAAACGTTTTGCTTATCTCCTTCTTTTTTCTTCTGTTGGCGAACATAACGCATTTTCATTGCGTCAATGTAGCGCAATTCTTGAATACCTTCTTGAGGATTCTTTAGGTCGATAATTTTATGGTAGTAAATTCTTCCGTCAATATACCAGTTACGATAGATTTCGTGTGCCTTCTTATCGAAATCTAAAAGATCAAGAATATATTTGAATTCCTTTCTAATTTTCTTTTTAATACCATCACTAGCATTAAGATTTGACAGTTCAATTTCTACTGGACTGTCATTAGTATCTGAAACAATTGCTTCATTTACAATGTCTTCAATTGCACTGTCAACTTCTGGGTGAAGTGACATTTCACGATAGCGTTTAATTAATTCAAATTCGGTTCTATATACACCTTCAATGTCAACATAAGATCCAAAAAAACCACTACTCATATAGTGGTCAACCCCGTCCTCATTATTAGGAGGAACGGGGGAAACCGCACTAGGAGATAATGGTTCAGTGTCCTCTATTGAGAACCCAAATAACTTTGACATAATTTATATATTTGAATGATCTTTAGACTATTTATTAACCGTTTGGACCACCAGCTCCAGTGACAGAGAATGACTGTACCTGGAATTCTACCGTAAATTCTTCAATGGTATCTGAAGAATCATATGAAAGATCAATTTGAGAGACATTAGTTGGGAAAATATCAATGAATTCATACTCTTTCAGAACAGAGTTTCTGTCTCCCTGATTGGTTTGACTTGCTGCAGTTGCTCCTCTACCAAGTTGGAAAACTTTAGCATTGACCATGTATGCTGATGGATCAGTTGCACCAAGATTGTTATCCAATCTAGCAATCAATTCTGACCACTGCTCAAATGCATTACGGAGAGCAAATCCTTCATCGTTGATGATAGTTACTGTCCAAGTATCGATAGTTCTGTCTCCAGCAACTTTGAAAATTCTACCTCTGAAAGGAACATCAATTGATGCTACGTTCTGTGCGGGTAAAGCAGCTGCTTTGCAAAGGAATCTGAATGAATCAGCATCCCATGCAATTCCTCCTGGTAGACTTGGCATTTCTACCTCAAACAGATTGGGGCGGGCACCGCCGCCAATCAGTGCTGATTTAAATTGAGAAATAGTTTTGTTTTCTCTTGAAGTTGCCATTGTTTAAATCCTCCTTTTGTTATTTAGATAATGTTATCAAGCTCTACCTGCGACTTCTTCAAAACTTACGCCAGTTCGCGTAGCAACGAAGGTCAGAGTAATGTAGTTGATGGATTTTGCAGGCTTCAGGAAGATGTCTGCTCTAAATTCATTATTATCAATAACATCTGGAGTGTTATTCGTCGTGTCGCAAATAACGAGGAATCCATATAAACCTCGTTTTGCTTCAATGTCTCTCAAGTAAGGTTCAACAATGTTTCTGAAGTTTGCTCTTGTCAACTCATCATTGAGTTCAAAGAGTTGTGCTTCTGCTGCCTTTTCAAGTGCTTGCTCAACCGTGAGGAACAAGCGACGAACGTTGATTCTATCAAACGCAGATGCATAGTTCAGAGCAGTCTTATCACCGAAGAGAACTGTTCCAACACCTGGTTTTGTGATGATGGAGTTAATTCTCAATGGATAGAGTTGATCTCTTTGTGCTTTCGTTGGATTGTATGCCAACTTAACTGCATTGTTAATAACACCACGCTGTTGACCTGCTGGGGAGAACCATGGATAAGAAGTGATATTTGTTCTTACCATGAGTCCAGCAACGTCTCCATTACATGGAATGTAGCGGAAAGTATCATTGAATCTATCATAAACATACTTATATCCACTATCAAATACCGCATAAGATGATGATGTCAGTGGACTAAAGAAGTTGATCAGGTTTGTGGTTTGTGTAGTCGTATTTGAGACATTAACCACGTCTGTTCTGTGTGGTCCGATGCAAGCAATACAGTCTTTTCTTGAATTTGCAAGAGAAATCAGTTTGTTTGCTTTTGCTTGAGACTCTTGCTTGTCCGAAAGACCAGGACCCATGATTAAGAAATCAACTGCCTCTTCATCCTTATTGGTGAATTCTTCATATGCAGTGATCAGATTTGCAAGAGTTGCGGTCATTCCACCGTTTGATCCTGCGGCAGGAACTCCAGCACTGTAATCTTCACCACCCTTGAGAGTGTATGTTACGTTTCCGACTGCACTAAAGACGGTGTTTTGTGCATTCAGACCCCAGAGACCTTGAGCAGTTGTGTATGCAGTTGTGTCTGTTGAGAATCCAGTTGCTCTTGGAGCAGTTCCGTGGAAAGTATCCTCTGCTGAAGCAGGACTCTTACCAGCATATAGATTTGCAGATCTGTCTGCAATGTAATCCTTGTAGTAAATCTTCTCTGGAGCATTGACGTTAGAAATTGCGTCTTTTGCTTTCGAGAGATTTAAGTGTCTTTCAATAACGTTACCCTTAATTCCAGTAACTCCACCATTGTCGTCTACGACAACAACGTGAATTCCGTCATTCTTTCCTTGTCTATCAGAAACATAGACATTGGTTACTGGTTTTGGTGCAATTTCTTTCCAGTAAATGGTTGCATTGTTCAGATCAAGAAGTTGCTGATCGTACCAGTCAACAACTGATTCTGGAGTAATGCTTGAGAAGTTTCCATTACCAGAAGTTTGAATCCCCGAAGTGTCTACAAACTTAACTGCATCGGAGGTATCAAACGAAGCAAATGAGGTGCCTTGCTGATAGGTAATTGCAGTTTCGGTTCCACCAGAAGAAACTCTTGATACAATCTTTACATCGATTGTGCTCTTGGAGTTTGTTGCGTCTGTGTTGATTCCAGTAATGATTCCTTTCAGGTAACCATCAAAGGTTGAAGTGGTTCCGTCTCCAGGAATGGTAACGCTACTTAAAGCAGCGGTTACTGCAAGACCAATTACTGCTCCCGTATCTCCTACGTTATCAGTTCCAATACCGATTCTTTGGTCTGCTAAATCGTCGATCTGGCAAACTTTTAATTCGTTCGCCCAAGAACCAGGGTTCTTTGCAGCATATGTAAAGTCTGTTGCATCAGTGTGATTGTTCTGATAATCATCGTAGTTGAGAATCTGTAACGAATCCGTAGATGCGATGCCGACTCCAGCATTTGCGTTGTTCAGGTCGTCATCAGTTGCTCTAACAACCTTAAGAACACCGCCATATGAGAGGAAAGATGATGCACTCATCCAATACTCATATTGAGCATCAGTTGAAAGTGGTTTTCCAAAAACGTTGATCAGATCTGTTTCGTTGGTGACAGTGATTGGTTCATTTACTGGACCGATAGGAAAGGGACCAGCAATAGCGCCAATGTTATCTAAAACATTATCAGCTCTTCCTACTGTTAAGTCAACCTCCCTAACAAGTACTCCAGGAGATAATTGAGGAGTCGCCATGTTTTTCTCCGTAATTCTCAGTTTATCTGAAATTATTTAGAATTTATGGCATTTTCATGGGGGAAATGTGACGTGAACTACCAATCAGGATATTCCCACCTATCTAAAATCCTGTCTGCCATTTTGCTAGCAACTACTCTTATGATCGTACATTCTTTGCATTCATATGAGAATGATGATGCAACTGCTCCTCTATCTTTTCTTGTTCTGTAGAAACTATCAACTAAATTTTTTGTCTCCCCACAAACTCTACATTTTCTATCCGTAAGTAATAAGTGTCCTAATTTGATTTGTTTATCAAATTCCACTACATATACTCCCACATGTATGCTCTATCACCATATTCATCAGTGAACCATCTATCTCCATCAGAATCTACAAAACTATCCATTCCAAGTCCATCATCCATAAAACCAAATGGTGCCATGTCTTGTTCGATTTGATTCTTCTGCTCTTCATATAATCTTTTTCTTACGTCTTGGTCGGTAAGTTCTTTAAAGTAATCTTGTGCAACTAACCAAGCATAGATAACCAGGCACATTGCAAGGTCATCATTACATCCATCTTCTGCTTCAAATGAGTTGTTCTTTTGAATAAATGTTGTTAGTTCTGAAATAATCTCATAATCTTTAAAGAGAAGTTTATCCTCTTCAATCATTGTTTTGAGATTGAGTGATCCAACTTTTTTAACAGTCTTGGACATCTTGACTCCAAGTTGAGTCTTCTTCCCAGAAAATCCTTGTCCAACGATCTGACCAGCACGTCCTCTCATAGAACACATGAGAACATTCTGATATTCAAGATCATATTGAAGAATAGATGCTACTTGATCCCCAACATCA